TGCTAGTACGCTACCAGGCTGCGCTACATCCCGCATTTTAGTATACAAGAAAGCCACACTATAAATTTAGTATGGCTTAATGTGATCGCGACAGGATTCGAACCTGTGACCGTCTGCTTAGAAGGCAATTAAACAAACACTATAAAACACTTAAAAACAAATAGTTATAATGCTTAAAAATAATTGTAATCACTTTTTAATTACTTTAATTGCTTAAAACAACACCCACAACCAAGCCGCCAACCACACCTAAAGACGTTGGTAATATCCAATTATTTTTCTTTTTACGCAAGGCCTTTACAGAATTATCTAATTGTATCTGTAGATTTTGACGTTGCAACTCTATAGTTTGAATTTGCTTAAAATACTCTAAATTACTTTCCACTAAACCATTAAGTTGGTTAAGCTGTAAATCATAAGCCACACGAAGACTATCGCACTTACGACTTTCTTTTGCCATAGATTTTAAGGCTTTTTTAGATATGGTAATACTATCTGGTGCCTTCGTGTTTTGAGATGTAAGCGTTAAGCTCATCATCATCAAGATTAGAATTGTCAATAATAGCTTCATCCTGCTTTAGTTTATCATTTATAGCTTTAGACTTCTTTTTAGTAACACTGGTTTTAGTTTGCTGTTTTTGGGTCAAGTCCTTAATCCTTAAATTAAGAACTTTAATACTGTCTTTTACAGTTTTATAATCGCGCTCTATCTCTTTAAAATACTTATATTTATAAATACCTTTTTGCACAGTTACCACGGATCCATAAATGAAACCAACAGCAATAATAACCAGGAATAGTTTTTCAAGTGTGGTGCGTTTTTTCCAAAAAAATAGTAGAGTGCTCATAGATGTATTATCGTTTCATTTCAAAGTGCGGCACATCTACAAAACCGTTTTCAATATCATCCTGGTTAAAGTCGCCACCCCAAACATTATCTGGATGCAGACTTTCCCAATAGTCACCTAAAGGTTTAATTTTATGAAAATCATAAGTTAACCGACCATTTATAAAAAAATTAAAATCTACAGCCAAACGGTTAGCATGGCTACTATACAAAGTTTTACTAAGCCTTCTGCTTTTACGTAGTTTAATACCTAAAACACCACCTTTAACCACCTCATAACCAAAGTAGTTGAGTAAAATCTGTGAGTTAGTTCTATGAGCTTCACCAAAAGTAAGCTCTATTTCTAGCACATCATAAGCATAGTTTATTAAACAACCTATATTGCGTGTAAATATTCTTTGTGTTTTACTTAGACTCATCGTTTGGCATTTTTAGTTTTATCTCACTTATTAAAATACCTATATGGCTTTTAAGAAGTTGTATTTTTTGTTTCCTAGCTTTAATATCTGGCTCTTCTTGGTATGGTATAATAATATCCATAGGAATTTCCATCTTTTTTTCTGGTGCAGTAACTTTTGGAAGTACAAAAGTCATACCCAAAACAATTACAAGCAAACTACCTAGCGTTTTCATTCAATCGTTGTTTTAGTTCGTCGGCCTGTACGTTTAATCGTTGCGCCTCAAAAAGAAGTGCTTTAAACTCTTTTTCACTTTCCTGAAGATACGTTCTGTAATTCTCATTACAGGTCTCAAGTTTAGCCTCAAGAGCAGCCTTATCACCACGATATCTAGTAACAATGCTATTAATAGTAGTTCTATGTTGCTCATTTTCCGTGTTTACTTTATTTTCATAATGAATTATTACAGTACACAACGTCAACACTATTAAAGCTATTATTACATTATACCTTTGTTCTAAAGGCATTTTAGACCATTCTTTTATTTTTTTAAAATTCATTTGTCTATAACCTTAATACATCAATTAATCCCTCTATTGTTGTATTAGCAAGTAATTTTTTAAACAGTACCAGATTTTCGCTTTATCACTTTTAAAGCTGCAGATTTTAAACCATTTTGAATAAACATCATGGCAAAACCCAACAAAGCAAAGGCACCATCTCTTAAAATATCAATCTCAAACTCTAAATTGAAAAAATAGAAAGCTGAAATTCTATACGTTTGTGCCAGTAATATTACCGCACCCAAAAGCCACACAAACGATTTACCAAATTCTTTTAATTTATTGAACATATCTCTTAATTTATTTTTAACAATATATTTTTCTAAGTTTCTTTATTTAAAATATTAACCAACAAATCATCTATAGTCGCAGTATGCCTATCTTCCCAGCAATAGAAGCAGAATTTTATAAAAACACATCTTAGATGTTGCATTTTCACTATATCTAAAAAAGCATCAATATGTCTTTCTACAGGAGTAACACCTTCGTTATCACAACGCGCTATAAAAGATCTTATAATATCTGCATTCATTTCTCTACCACTTTTAAATCCAACAAATCAAAACTGCCACCATTGTTATTCCTGGCTCTAATTCCCATCCTTAGCTTTTCTGCACCTTCTACAGTGTACTCAAAACTATGCTTCCCTTCTTCATAATAACCATCTGGTAAACGTTGGTTTGATGCCTCGTCATAAAACCAAAAATTAATTAAGGCTTCTCTGCTAGGGTCTGCTAACTGAATGGTAAATGATATACTATAGGTAGAATTGGGTTTTAAGTTTTTTTTAAAATCAAAATAGATGTAGCTGTAATTGGCAATAGTATGGTTATACCTATAACTGCCATTATGGTTTACAGACCATGCCGAGCCGATATTGTGTAACGGTCCTAAAAGATTAATCTCTAAAACAGGCTCGTCAACAGAATCTACAACAAACACCACACTATCCTTTATAAAGGTTTGTGTGTAGTTAATCTGCTTTTCTAAACGGTCTATTTTTAAGCTGTCCTTTAAGGCGTTAAGCTTTAATTCGGTTATGTGTGTGGATTGGCCATTAACCTTAGCCGTAAGGTTATTAATATCGGTTTGCAAAGCGTAGAGCTTAACACTCATAGCTTGTAACTGCTTTAGCTGATTGTCTACAGTTTGTCGCCACTCATTTTCAACCTCTAGTTTTACCTTAGAAATTTCGTTGACTTTATCAGCTTGTCCGTTTGCAGATATGCAAATAATGAGTGCTAGGTATGTGATTAGGTTTTTCATTTATTCTAAAATCTCTTTTAAACTAAGATTATCAAAAACAATTTCAGCTGTACCTAAATTTCTAATCCCTATTGTCGTACCACCAGCAACAAAATCAACAGAATGCGTACCAACAGTTAAGTTTGGTAAGGCAACATAAGCATCACCTTTAAAATATTCCGCACTTGTTGACCCTGAATTTTCCTTTATTTCATAGGTTAGTCTGTAATTATTTCCAATAGTCACAGACAAACCTGTATCTAAAAGCCTTCTACTGCCAGTATCCGCAAACCTAGCTGAGCCACCATAATCAGAAGTCCAAGTAACCGCAGCATCTGCAACATCCCATCCACTTAAATCAGAGTCAAAGGTTGGGTTTGTAAATAGTTCAGGACCAAGAGTTACATCTTCTACATTATTTTCACCTAAAATAGATATGTACGATAATTCAATAGACTTATCTAAACATTCTACTTTAAAAGTGTATGTAGTAAAATCTTTAGGTGCTTGTACGTATATTTCTTTTTCAATTAAATACCAACCCATATAAACATAAGAGTCAAAATCGTAAACTAAATCTAATGCACCAGCAGTTCTACTAAACGACAATCTCAACTTTGCAAAATCAAAGGAATTTTCGTGTACGGGATTATTACCTGTGTCATCTGTTAGACTAAACGTATCTGTTGAATCAAAAATATCTGGAAAATATCTTGCATATAATCTAACCTTTATTTTTTGAGGCTCGTTATTTTCTGATTTAAGAACAATATCCTGAGACAGGCTTTCACCCACAGATAACTCAACAACTTCGCTTGTTGTATCTAACGGAGTGTTAGAGTCCAATGGTGTATATGGCACTTTGGAATCTGGATTAGTCCAATTGCTTATACCTGCTGTATCAAAATTGGTTTCACCTAATAGTTCTATTGGGTTTGCAAGAGAATAATCGTTATCTATTTTCTTATTTATTTTTTTGCCATTATAAGAATATTCTACAGATATATCACTTAGATTAAAAGTACCTGTATCTTCTATTAAAAATTGAATTTCGTCATAATCCATATATTTATAAAAGTCAGTAATCTCAAAATCATTATCACTGTTTTTTGTCATTAATTCCCATTCACCATACGGCTCAAATGCTTGTGTGAAAAATTCCGATGATGGTAGTTCGGCAGTTCCGAAATAATCTAAAGAAGCATCACCTGTTCCACTTGTACGAGTCAATGTTCCATTTTCTAGCCCACCAGAAGAAAAAGCACCATCAGCCGAACAAACAAGTATGCCTGAATCATAAGAAACAACCGTAAACGTTAATCCAGAATATTCTACTTGGTCGCTTGTATAAGTGTCGCCTTCAACTATTGATGTTGGTGTAGCGTCTAGTCTAAATCCTATGTTGTCACCATCTGGTATGTCATATGTGTCATCAACATATTTTCTAACATAACCCGTTAATGTTTTGTCCGACAATATTAATTTTAATGATTCAAGCTGTTTTGCAGTGGCTGGTAAAATCACCTGTATAAGAGCCTTGTCTTGAAATTCTACATTTTCATTTCTTACTAATTTTAAATATTCGGAATCTCTAACAGCGGAAACAAGACTGCCAGAATCTAACTCATCATAGTATTTAATCGTTGCATCTGTTGTATATCTATGTCCTATTGATATTTCACGCCATTTTTGCAACCTTTCGTAATTATCTGAAAAAAGTAAATCTGCGTTAACAGTAAACGATGGTCTGTTTCGGAAAATCTTTATAGATTGATTTGGTCTTTCTAAATCATTTAATTTGTCAACCATAGGTTGCCAAAGAATGTTGTTTAACCTTACGCCTGGATGACCATTATTCCAAAAAGGTAAATATCTATCTTGATTAACCATATATCCCTGAGAAGATATATCTACAAAGTCCACACCTTCTTTTATAGAAGCATCATACACCATAGATATGTTTAACAACTCTGCATTGTTACCTATCTGGCTTGTAAAGATAGGTTGTGACCCTATTGATTTTATTGTTCGTGCTGTTTTTTGAATAACGTCACGCCAATATCTTGCCTGTAGATTCCCCCAATAAACAACATCATTTTCTTCATAATTTGTTAAAATATAAGTTGAATTAAAATCTTGAATACCTGTTGTGCCAAATCTAGTCTCATTGTTATTAATCGCATTAAACAAATCTAAATAAGTGTCGCCAGAATTACCGTAACCCTCGCAAGTCCAATCTGTAAGCGAAGAAACCATGCTTACAATAGATTTATCTTTAAAATCACGAGCGCCACCACCCATAAAAGATGCACCAGCTAATAAAACCCTATCAGAATTTTGTATTGTTAATATTGATTTACTAACATCCTCAAAAGTCACATTGCCACTACCATCTGTGGTAAGCACTTGACCAGCCGTGCCATCAGCTCTAGGAAACTCATAGTTACCAAAACCTGTTTGTAATGTAGAACTGTTAACAGTAAAAACAGGCACAGCAGATCCATTTGTACCACCGTTGGCTTTTAAAATAAGATTACCGTTAATAGTCTCAAATGAGTAGTCATTAACAGCTGTATCGTCATCTGCTGGGTTTTCAATAACAAGACTACCACCTGTATCTGTATTGTTTCCAGCAATTGTAAGACTTCCGCTTGTAGTGTCTGCCTCACCTAATGTTAGGTCATCAGGTATAGACACTATATCATCTAATAGAGCAAAAGTACCGCCTTTGTTAGGTAAAAAATAAGTTCTATTTGCAGACAACAATCCTGTTGCAAATGTAGCTGTGTTTGCTTGTGCTTTTAGTTTGAAAGAATTTAAACCAATACCTAAATATCTGCTATCTGTTGTATTTTCAAAACGTATTTCTGATGTTCCTGGTTCAAAGCCAACAAAACCTACTTGTGTTGGAAAGGTTGCGTCTTTAAAATTGTATAAAGTTGCCTCTATTTCGTTATCAGTAACATTACCACGCTCTACTACATCGTCAAAAGTATCACCACCACCCAAAGTTTCCCAAGAGTCGCCATCCCAAATCTGTACTTCGTTTACACCTGTGTCTACAACGTAGATTTGTTTTCGGTCATCTGCACCAAGGGTCATTGCATCGCGTTCTGCAATAGTGTATTGCTGCTTATAAATTATACTTTGCACTTTTTGGTTTTGTGCAAAAGTCAATGTAGTTAATACTACTGCTACTATTGTTAAAATTGATTTTTTCATGTTATTCACTATCTATAAATAATTTTGCTTTTTCTGTGTCATAAGGGTCAAAGTCGGTTGCGTCTACAACTCTACCAACTACATATGTTGCAGCTGTTGGGTGACCATAAAAATGATTACCATCTTCTATAACCATAGGATTTGCATTTTGAGACGTATTAAAATAAAGGTCTGCATAATCTGTAACTGGCAACTTTAAATAGTCTGGTAAGGTTTCTGGCAATTCAAACTGCAACACATCGGTTTCTGTTACAGATACTAAATCAATACCAGAAACACCAACCTTTAAATTAGCATTACTATTTACCCATTCAAAAGAGGTGATTATTGCTCTTAGGTTTGTGTTTTCTGTAGCATTTAACAGGTTTAGTGCATAGTTGGTAGTACTAAATGACGCGCGCGCTTTTTCTAATATTTTTGAAAACCCAGAATCAAAAATAATATGCGTTATTGCGGTGTCTAAATACACTAAAACTACATTGCCTGCAGAGGCATCAGCAGGTGTTACATTAGCATCTAAATCTATGTCTACAATACGTTTTTGTTTCCAACTAAATGAATTTTGTAAACCACTAATTTCATCATCATCCAAAGATCTATAATCGCTAATATCACCATTAGTAGTACCTAAGTACTCATAATAATCATAATACACAGGATCGCCTGCGCTAATCTCTACTGCAGAGCGTGCATCTTGCACATACTGTATCTTACCAGAAGATTGGTTAGATTGGTCTGCTATCATTGCGGCACGCGTATTGTTTGGTGCTGTATCGTAGCGATTTTCTACTATAGCCGCTGCATTTATAAGGCCTTCTAAATACTGAAAGTTGGCATTTATTTTTTGACCAGCTACTCTTGCTGGATCACCAAGGCCATCATTAACAGCATTACCTATACCTATTGTTTGAATACTCATGGTTATATTGGGTTTTCGTCAAATGTTCTACTATTGCTATCAAAACTGATATCATTACGATCAAATGTAAAGCCTACCAATTCTGGCGGATTGTAAACTACATCTATATCTACTATAGTTGCACTGCCTATCCATATTTTATGTCTTACATCACTCATTAGTTGGCTAGTATTAATACTTCTTTATTTATTGGTAATACAGACGTAATGTTACCTTGTCCACTAGCAAAGGTTATGGCATTAACATTAAAGTCTAATTCGGCGCGCGCATATACACCTTCTGGATTATCAAAAGAGGCACGCGCTTTTAGTTTTATAATAATGGTATCTGTATTGTTGTAATTAAAAGGAATGTTAACCACAGCATCTACACTGCTTTCTTCTAAGTCGTACACATCATAATAATCGTTTACAATTTCGGCACCGTTTTTATCTACGATAAGCCTAGCATTAGAAATATTGTCAGTAAAAGTTGGTTCGTCTACATCTAAATCTACTTCGTATTGCGCACCAATGGTTAGGTTAAAATCGTTTGGTAGTGCTGGTGTACAATCTAAACGATAGTGCTTTTCTGTTTCGTTACCAACGTCTGCAATACCTGTATTTACATCGTTATAAATTTCTGTAAAAGTGATTAAATAATCTTTTAACCGCACAACGTTTACAGTATCTGTTGCCGTGGCACCATCGTTATCTGTTACTTGTATCTGAAAGGTGTAAAAATCGCCTGTAAGGTTAGATATTAATGTGTTTTCCGCATTAGGTGTTGCAAAGTTAACACCTGCTACAGCTGTAAGCTGAGACCATTGCCAAGACACTACAAACCCATCAGGATCGCCAGACTCTGATGTTAGTTGCGCTGTTGTTGCGCTGTCTGAAATATAGATAGTATTACCAGCTTCTACAAAAGGCGGTAAGTTTTCGCCTGTGCCACCACCATCATCATTTTGGTACACGGCTCTATTTATAGTTAACTCTACTTTGCCATTATCAATATCCCAACGTCTAATACTAGAAATAGTATAATTACCAGGCTCTTTGTAGTTCCAGCGAATCATATCATTAAAGAGCACTGGCATCTTTATACCTAAGTCTACCTTTACGTGTGGCACTTTAAAAAGGCGTCTGTAAATCTTTGCATGTACATCTGCAAATCGCAATTTTTCTACACCATACAAACTATCTGACCACTCTAGCCATTGGTAACGGTTTTGTGGTCCTTGGTTACGGTAATAAATATTAACTAAAAAATTACCGGTTAAATCTTCTTCAGTGGTTTCAACAACCATCTGCTCATTATTTTGGTAGTTATAAACAACATCCAAAACATCTACAGAGCCAACAGACTGATGCACTACGTTTGTTATATTTTCTTTTATAAGGTTTGCACCATCTAACTGCACTACGGAATAATACTTACCATTTTGAGTAAACGAGTAAAGTATAGGCACTGTAATTGTATTGTAAACTACAGGTGTTGCATTGCCAGATAATTTTTGAAGCCTAAAAGATTTACTAAATCCACTAGGATCGTCCGCAAAGTTTAAACTTTTAGATAAGACATTGGTATAATCTTCTGAAACAACATCGGTAAATGTTTCTGTATCTATAAAACCTATTGGCTCAATCTCTAAACTGTTAATTTGTACGCTTACAATTTCTTCGTCTGTGATATAAGGCTCGTAAAAAATAACATCGAGCAATCCGTTTTCTGGCACCACAAATTCAAAACTTAACTTTTTAGATTTAGTGTTTACTAAATTAAGAAGCTCTTCATCACTTGTAGGACCATCAAAATTAGAATAGAGTGTTGCACCATTAAATGTTATTTTATAAAACAGTGGATTATTCCAACTACTTACAACACTTAATTCTTGGTTATAGTCTGTGTCGTTTATAGAGATTTCAAACTCTAGCTTGTATTTTTCTGAACGTTGCAAATACAACTTACTTCGCAAACCAACATATCTATTTTGATTAAAAATATTGGTGTTGGAATTATAAAGTATAATATTATAGTCTGGTGCCACTGCTTTTGCATAGAATGTACCAATCCACTCAGTGCTATATATTTCTGGGTTAACACCAGTGGTTACTGCCCAACCATCATTAATTTCATTGCTTTGCGCTTGCAAAAATTCTACAGGCTTACGCTCATGATCTATAGTTACAATACCATAAGGCACAACAGCCGTAACCTCTGGAGTGGCTATAGACTGTGTATTAATATCTTTAATGTTTCTGGTAAGGTCTACGTTGGCCACAAAAGCACCATCTACATCGTATTCCTTTGCTGAGTAGGTGAGTAGGTTACGCTTGTTTAAACCTTCTAAATGCCAGTAACCCATAGACTGAAATACGCAAAACAACAAGTCTTCTGCGAAGTACTGCAATATTTTATAGGCATCATCTTTTTTGTTATTAGAAACAAAATCAGTACCCTTAATATATATAGTATGGTAAGCATCTTGATGATAGTTCTCTATAGAAGGGCAGAAGTAAAACGGCATAGATAAGCCTGTTAACTTTAAGCATTCTGCCAATATTGAAGTGACTGTATTTTCTTCTTCATAAAAACTATCCGGTAAATATTTTCCTTTAATACGGCCTAAACCATCTGTAGATGTAAAACTAATAGACAATGTACCTTGTTTCCATGGCTCACTATAATCATCTGGTAAGATAAAGCCTTGCCAAATTAAGGTGTCGTCGCTTTCTTTACGCATTTCTACCTTGTAGCGTTGTTCATCGCCTGTAAGCATATGATCTAATGCACCATCTACATTATCTGCTGTACTTACTACAATGGTAAACTTTAAAGTAGAGCCAACAATAGTAAGCTCGTCTTTAGCATCACTGCCTCTATAAGATAAATTTACAGAAGAACGCGCTGCATTTTCTAACACTGTAGTATGCGTGTTGTCTGCTGTATCAATAATATCTATATAATAGTTTGGCATTTCTTATCTTTGTACTATGAAGCTATTTTTTATTATTGTTATTGTTGTTTGTCTTTATGTTTTAGGCTTGTTTTTTAACGATTATGTTAGAAAACGTAAACCCTAACTTTGTCTATTTAAACTTTTTTTAGCTCTATCCTGCACCAGGATAATATCTTCACCACTTATGCGCGTATCTAATACCAGTGGCTCACCTGCCATAATACCTGTTGGTGTATTAAGCTGGTTATACAATTCTTTTTGCTGTGCGGTATTTAAGATTAACTCACCAGAATTAACACGCGCCAAAATCTTATCGCCATAATAACTTGTACCACTTACAATACCACCATAGTTAAACTTAGGTATAGCCGCAAAAGCCGCTAAGACACCACTTACAGCTGTAGCAATAAAGGTTGGTGTTGTAAAAATAGCTGCTGGTCCTGTTGCTGTACCAGAGGCTGTTGCACCTGCAATAGCTTGTGATATTGACTGCGCCAACATCATGGAGATTAATTTTGTTACGGTCTGTAACAAGCCTGCAATAAAACCTTGAAATCCACTTTTAGCGAGTCCTAAACTTTCTACAACTCTACCTGTTAGGTTTGCAAAAGCATCACCTACAGAAGCACCAACAGCCTCACCAACCGCTCGTAAGCGTTCCATGTTTTCAGTAAAACGGTCTGTCTGCTCTTCTGTACTACTTAAAAAGTTTTCGTATTGATTAGAAATTACACCAAAATAAGCCTGACTGTTGGCTTCTGCTGCTGCTAAATCAAAATTTAAACTTGGTAAAAATTCGTTAAGATCTGCTAATTCGCTATCAAGCTCTGCGATTTCTAAGTCGTCTTCTGTTGAAATACCAGAACCACCACCAGTACCACCCTTACCAGACAATCCATTTTTAATACCTGTGGTTACAGCATCACTAACTACTTCTTTTACAGCAGAAGCATCTACATCTTCTTTAATAAACTCAATTTTGTTTCTGCTGGTAATAGCATCTATAGCTGCTTGTCCGTTTTGCTTAATGCCTTCGGTTAGATTTTCCCAATCGTTAGCTAACTCTTGGGTAAAACCCTTAAAGACATCTTTAGATTTTTTAGTGTTTTCTCTTAAAATATCTGGTATGTCTGAGAAGTTACCTGTTAAGGCTGCTTTAACAACTGCACCAAAGGTTTTAAATCCGTTAACTATATTATCTACAAAGCCACTAATAATATTTTTTAGGGTTTCAAAAACAAACTTACCAACCTCGAATAGGTTTTTAAACACGTTAATAATGCTCTGTACACCTACACGTACCAAAGTGCTTTCGTTATAGAGGTCTATAAAGTAGTTGGCAATATCTATTAAGGTCTTTTTTATAGGTGCCCAATTTTTATAGATAATAACACCAACAGCTGTAAGACCAGCTACAATTAATCCTATTGGACCAGTTAACAACGCAAAGCCTGTACCTATAGCCGGTAAAATTGTACCAGCTAAAGCGAGTAGTGGCCCTATTGCTGCAGCAATACCACCAAGTACAACTATGAATTTTTTTACTGAAGGTGAAAGATTATTAAATCTATCTATCACACCTGTAAGTAATTCTGCCAACCTTCTAATAGCTGGCGCCAATTGTTCGCCTATAGAGATAAAAGCACCCTCTAAAGCAGATTTTATTCTAAAAAACGCACCTTGCAAAGTGTTATCCATTATTGCTGCCATATCAGAAGCAGCACCACCTGCATTTCTATAGGCCTCAGAAAATTTATTTGCTTCAGTAAAATTCTTTGCTAAAACTGTTGCAACCGTAGCACCTCTTTTACCAAAAAGATCCATTGCGGTTGCATTTTGATTTGAGCTGTTTACAATTTTAGCTAAAGCACCCTCTAAAGTATCACCAGATTTTGCAACATCTAAAAAGATGTTACGTAAACCTGTACCAGCTGTAGATGCATCAATACCAGCATTTACCAACACAGATAAATAACCAGTTGTATCTTCTATACTTGCGCCTGCTGTATTAGCTACTGGTGCTACAACTGCCATAGCTGTTTGAAATTTCTCTAAATCTAAAGCTGAACTACTAAAAGATTTAGCCATAACATCTACAACGCGTTGCGTTTCATCTGCAGAAATACCAAAACCTCTTAAAGTAGATGCCGCAACAACAGCACTGTTTGCTAAATCCTCACCAGTAGCTAATGCTAAATCTAATGTAGCATCAGTAACTTTTAGTATTTCACTAGGATTAAAACCTAACTTAGAATAATTAAGCTGAAGCGCAGCAACCTCAGACGCTGTAAAACGTGTAGTTGCACCAAGGTTTTTTGCATTTTCTTCTAAGAGTTTAAACTGGTCTGCTGTTGCACCAGAAATAGCCTTTACCTTTGCCATTTCTTGTTCAAACTCAGCAAAAGTTTTAACACCCAAAGCACCTAAACCAACTAGAGGCAAGGTTAAACCAGCTGTTAAACTTGCACCTGTTTTTCGTAATTGTGCGCCAGTCTTTTCTAAGGACCTATTAGCATTCTGCATTTGTGAGCTGAACTGCTTTAGATCTGCTAGAAATTTTATATTGATAATTGGACTTGCCACTGCTTATGTTTTATTTTTATCTTTTTTTGCCCAAAAGTTTTTGACTGCTTCTATGTCTTCATCTTTTGGTGTTTCTTTTGCTTTTTCTTCAATATCCCAAACTAAAGGCAGTACTTTTTCTGGTGTTAGGTTGCCACCCTTTTTTTGGTGTGGCAATAACGATGCGTACATTATTGCTCTTGTGGTTTCCCATGTTAATCTAACTTTGCGCTCTTGTTTGTTGTAATAGCCTTTGGTTACGTAGTACCACTCTGTAAAAGACATATCGTAAAAGTCTTCTAATTGTAGTCCTATTTCACCACAAGCTAAAGCCATTAAGTCGCCAAATGTAAGTGAGCTGCTTTGCGCTGGCTCACTTACTTCTTTGACTTTCCCAAGGCATTTGGGTTTGCTTCATAAACCTTAACCTGGTGCGCTGCATAGTCTTCAAAAACACCCTTGAAATTTTGAAAGCCTTGCTGTTGCACATCATCTAAAAGATCGTACAAATCGAACTCGATCTGCTCTTTTGCTGCACATTGGATTGCTGAAATTAAAAACCATCCAAAAACCTCTAATAGCTCGAAGTTATCGACATCTGGTTTTTCGTTGATAAGCAGTTTTAACTTGTCTTCAAATTCAGAAATCTTGTGCAAACCCATGTTATCCATAAAGTATTTTTGAAACCGCATTCCGAATGCATACGGATAGGATTTGCGTAATACTTTTATTTTTTTTGCCTTGGTACTCATTGTTTTATTAGATTTTTGCTGTTATTATTAGATTATGGCGCTGGTACTACACCTACTGTAAGGTCGCCTGAGCCTGTAAACTGAAAGCTTGCTGTGGCCGAGTTACCTACTTCTGCACCTAAATCTGTGTTGGTTACATAACAGCTACCAGAGTAGGTGTCGTCGCCTTCTACATCTGTTGTAAACTCTAGGGTTAACAAATCGTTTGCTAACTGATGTGTGATTAAATCTTTAGGATCTAACTGTGTTGAACTACCATCTGGTTTGTTTGCCCAAAGTGATTCCATAGAAGCGGTCCAGCTGTAATTGTCTGGTGTTACTATGGTACCATTTGTGTCTTTTGTAGCAATCTCGGTTGTATTGCTTGTAATTGTAATTTGCGCTGTTGTTGAGTGGTATAATGTTTTATCACCTATACGCAACCTTACGTTTTTGCCTTTGTAAATTGTGCCTGCTGCCATTGTTTTATTTTTTTATGGTTTGTATTCTACTCTATAATTAAGATCTACCACGAATAGATCATCTCTATCTTCTACTACATCTACAGGGCTACTACCTAGAAAATAGGTTGTAAAACCTTGCACATCGTTATCTATAACATCTTGGCAGACATCATAGATTTCTAAAAGTTCTTTTACGCTTTTAGATAAAATGACTATTGCCATTTCGTATTCTTTAAGTCCATCTTTTGACACTCTATCGGTCTCAAAAGCGTTGTAACTTATTAATGGTGTTGTTTCTGCATTTTTAGGACTGATAACAAAATCGCAACGTGTGCCAACTTTAGCTGTTATCTTATTACTGTTAGCAAATTCTGTTGTCATTATTTGTAAGAGTCCGTACATCTTATAACTGGTTTATTACTTTTTGTAAATACCTTTCGGTTTGTGGTACTGCTTTACCAATTACTTTACCTTGGGTTGCTTCTTTTGCTTTATTCATAAAGAAATTGGCAGGTACTCTTTTTCTAGCGCCTTTTGCATTTGCATCACTATTACCTTTACGGTTGCGCTTAAATCCTCTACGGTAAATATTATGTCCTGGTATTACAAACTGACGTATGTACCAGCCATCATACTTTCCTGTACTTCGTGGACCTACAATTCCCATTGGTACAGCTGCGCGTCTCATAACTTGAAACTTAATAGACCTTTTACCTACACCTGTATCTTCTGGTGCTAATCTGCGTGCTGCATCTATTGTAGATTTAGCAGATTTTCGCAATATCTTTAGTATTGGCCTACGCTTATCTTTATCATTGCTTAGCTTTTTTACCTTGGCTTGCAATTCTCTAAAGCCTGTTATTTGTACCAATTCTTTAGCCACGATACTCACAGTTTAAAAGCATGTACATTTTACGTCCACCAAAATCTGCATTGGCACCTGTTACATAGTAGATTTTACTATCTTCTATTACTGCTAATTGCTGTAGGTTTAGTGCTGCAATATCTTGATCGTAGTGTATGATATAATCGCGCTTATTAATATCGAACACCTTTTGCTCAAAATCTTCTGAGGACGATTTTACCATTAACTGAGCCCAAACGTTTTTTACAGATGTCTGTGTACGCTCTTGGCTATTGATATCTGACTTTACGGTTGTAAAGTTTACGATCTCTACATAGCGGTCTAGCTTACCTATAGTTTCGTTTACTGCCATTGTCTCTTAAACTTATGGATTAAACTATAGGACATGCGCGGCAGATTGTTAACACTATCTGAACGCTGCTCATAAAAACTACCTACTAATAGCTTGCAAAACTGTACAAACTGCTCTGGCATAATCTCTAAGCCATAACCAGCATCATACGTAATGACCACTGCATCTTGTCTGTTATAGAGCGTTGGTAAATCTGTTTCATCATTAAAATAAATGACTGGCTCACCGTAATGATACCCTAACACATATAGGCCTGTATCTAAAGTTTGTAAGGTATTGTCCTCATCATAATACTTTATCTCTAAACCTGTTTTGTATGGTGTTTGCGTAAGCAACAATCTGTTTACAAAGGTTGTTAGCTTAATGGTTACCGTATAAATTTTTAAAGAACGTGACGTGTAACTTTCTGCTTCTGCTACTGCAGCATCTATATAGGACTGTATAAGATCGTCCTGATAAGAATGTGTAATATTAAGATGCGCTTTTGCATCTGCCAAACTTAAAATAGTTGGCTGCGTTACACCTTCTTTTAATACTGCAAAATTGCTAAACATGATTACACTTTTGTTTTAGGGTTTTACGCCTTTTTTGCTACACCAGCATCAATTAATATTTCTGCCTGGTCTTTTATGAAACTAGCGGTTTCACCTGCACTGTACGCTAAACCAAATAAACCTGTTGGTGATGCTATAAATTCTACTTTTACACCGCCTTTTGCTACGGACTTAATAAATGGTTTGCCTGATTTATATTTTTTTGGCTCTTGTTTTGTTTCTGCTTCTTTAGAAACTTCTGCTTTTTTCTTTGCCATGATTTCTACTTTTTAATTGTTTTAATAAGTGGTTAAGATTTGGTAATTGTTGTAGGTTTTAAAAAAAAGGCTGCTACATTACACAGCAGCCTTTTTCAACTAACTAAATAAACCAATCTATGAACTGAAAAAAATTATGCTGATAAATCCCAATCTTTTACTACTGAGAATGCTTTTGGTTGACGCACCAAGGTGTCAAAGAATGCATTTACTGTGATATCGTAGATACCTTCTTTTGCTTTCTTGTCGATATCTAAGTCATAGAATCCCCATTGACCAATGATTAATTGACTGAAGTCGCCAAAAATACCTGCAGATACTGGGTCTGCTGTACCTTTTGTTAAATCACCAGGCACTAAGTTAGATACACCTACCATGTAACCATTAATAGTGTTATCTGTTGCCATTAGATATCCTAAATCACCAGCTTCGTGCTTTGTCTTTTTTAACTTCCCTTTTGTGGCAGCATTAATTAAATACGCCATTCTTGAAGAATTAGCATTTGCTACATATACACCAGATTCTAAATCTACAATATGCGCCCAAGTTGGTGCTGCACCATTGGTACCACCTACAACTGCATTTGTACCTGATGCGTTAAGAATACCAGACGCACCATTAATACCATCTACATCTAACGCGTTTGCTACCACAGCGTTGATTTCGTCAATCGTTAAACGCTCTAAATCTACATTAGACTGAAAAAGGTTTTGCATAGACACAGGAACTGTAGACGCTAAACGTCTTGGTGTCATAGACTTTTTGCTATATGCGTTTTTAGTAGGATCTACTGTTGCAATTTCACCTTCCCAAGTTGCAGTAATGCCACCATCATTAACAGGAAAATCTACATTGCCTGAAAGATTAGATAAATAGGTTGCGCCCATTTCTCTAAGAATTGGTTTTGGTCTTAAAAACTCAACTGGTGCTTGCAAATCTGTTGCTACTAAGTTGGCACCATACCCACCAGAATCTTGTGTAACTGTTTGTCCATCTGCACGTAATTCTGTTGGCATTGCAATACCTGTAATTGCTACACCAGAATCTTTAGCGCGTTGCGAAAATTCTTGGTGCATTTCTAATTCTAAACCATCTAACTTTTGGTTAGGTAACAATGAACGTATTGCTTTATGAACGCTGTAACGTTTCATAGCTTTGTCCATTTCTCTTTCTTCACTACCTGGTAATCCAGCACCTGCACCTGCTGATTCGGCTGCACGTTTTTTAGCGTCCTCTACTGCTTCAGCTCTTTTGATTTGTGCATCTAAGTCTTTAATCTTAGTGTCGTTTGCATCAAAAGTGCGTTGTTCTTCTTCTGTAAAGTTTGGATTTTCTGATCTTGCTTCTACAGTTTTGATTAAATCGTTTTGAGCGGTTACTAATGAGTGTCGCTCTTGTTTTAAATCATTGCTTGTTTTCATGATTATGAATTGTAATTATAAATTAAACATCGAGCTTTACTAAGTGATAAGCTTCGCTCATTTTCTTTATTGTCTTCGCCTTTTTGTTCAGCTTTAAAAGCGTCTAGGCTTCGTTTTCCTACGGTTGCATCTTGATATGCTGGGTACGTTACTGGTGAGACGTCGTAAAGACGTTCTACTTTTACGATTTGTCTAAGGTCTAACTCGTCTGAACGTTCTTTCCAAATAACTTCTTTTGCTCTAAATGCAAATGATGACTGTGTTACATCGCCTTTTGCAATAGCATCTTCTAGGTCTTTTGCATAGCTTCGGTCTGGTGTTTCGTAGCGATACTTTAATCCTTCTTCATCTATAGATAGGGTTAAAGTGCCTTTACCATTTACCGAACGCGCTAAGATTTGGTTAGGATCGTGGTTAAATAAACATCTTACATCGTCGTTAAGAACATCATCAAAAGCACCTGGTAGGATTTCTTCTTCAAACCAGTTTGCTATGTTTGTACGACTGTTGAACTTTGCTGCGTGACCTTCTATTACTGATGGTCCTTCTTCTGAGTCTTCGCGCTTTTCTATTGTTACTGGCGACACAAAGAATCGACGTTCTGCATTTTCTAATGCTGCGATATAGTCTTTTTCTTTACTCATTTTCTTTTTGTATTTGTGACTGCTGCTGTACTTGTACTGGCTGCAGTGGTTGTGTCATATGATCTAAACCTGTAGAGTTGTAGTCTTCTTTTTCGCGGATTTCATCACCGGATAAAATGCCACCGTAACGCATTTTTGTGTAATAGTCTGCCTTAGACTTAATGTCTGCTCTTAGTACTGCGTTGGTGTTTGATTTTACATAGTGATCGCGTTTTTCTGTTGCGTTAAACACTTTGCAGGTGTACTCTTGCTCTAATTGCACTATCCAAGGCATAAGACAATCTTTTAAGTGGTCTATGCTTGCTTGCTCTATAGTGCTGTAATTATGGTCTGCAGTTTGTTTTAGTTTGTAGGTTGAAATATTAAACCAGCGCGCTATATCTTCGATGGTTATTTTTTTCCAGTCGATTAGCTCTGCTTCTTTTGCTGATACCTGGATGGATTGCCAGTCCATACCTTCATCTAATACACCTACATTGAACGCGCCACCTCTTGATAGGCGGTTTTCCATACCTTCTGAAAGGATGCGTTTTCCGTTATCTTTTAAGGATTTATCAGTTTTAATGATTCCTAATCCAAAACCTTTTGAGTCGAAATTAGTTTCTGCAAAGGCTTCTGCGGTTAATGCTGCGTTTAGGTTTTTTGCGGCATACTTTAATACTGAAACACCTGTGTAACCGTTGGTTGTAAAGCCTTTAAGGTGTAGCACTTCTGAATTGTGATAGGTGCCAAACTTTGTAATAAAATAGAGTTCACCTTGGACCATTCTTATATCTTGAAGATCTGTTGGATGCACAAAGTGAAATGCTACAGGCTGCCCTGTTTGCGGATTGCGAACTATAACCGCTACACCATTACCGCGCAATAGGGCAGTGGCTACTAAGATTTTATGAAAGCTGTATGCTGTCTGGTTTAGATTTGATTGCTTGGCTATTAAATAGTTTACTGGATGATTGGGCTGTTTTTCTTTTCCGTTGGCTACGTTTTTATAGACTGCTTTTGGAAGGGTTGCGATATCATTGGATATGATATCTACTGCATTATACAAGGCTGATAAGGTTAAGGCTCTGTCTGTTGCTATTGTTGATGCTGTACCAGTGAGTCCGCCAAAAAAACTACCAAACACACTATTGCCGCCATTATTTGCGTTTCGCTGTTGTGGTAGGGCGTCTGATAGTAATTTAGCGAGCATAGTTTTTACCTTATACTCGCTAAATTATTGGAATAGGTTAGGGTAGTTGTCTAACTTTGTTAGAGTTGTTTAGGTTGGTTAATTTTCTATTCTGAAAATAGCATCTTTTAATGATTTTACGGATAAATGCAAGTACTGTTGCGTGGTGCTTATTTTCTTATGACCTAATAAGGCTCTTATGTGTTCTATTTCTAATGATGATTCTAATAGGTGCGTGGCCCTGCTATGTCTTAAATCGTGTAGCCTTATCTTTTTTGTAATACCAGATTTTTTTAAATTGATCTTTAGTACTTTGGTTAAGCTCATTGGGCTATATTGTATTGAACTCTGACCATTGAATAAATATATTTTTGGTCTGTATTTTTTATAATACAGCCTTAACAGATTGAAACAGTTTTTTGGTACCGGCACCATTCTATCTTTACGACCTTTACCGTTTACTATTCTTATAGTTGTTTTTGTTTTACAATGTAAATATAAGCACATTTATTTACATAACCAAATATATTTGTAAATATTTACGTTTTTATTTACATTTGTGATATGAACAAAAGAATAACATCATTTTACACAATCGTTTTAGACAGTAAGGTTATCGCTTTTGGTAACCTTAAAGACATTCACTACATATTTAAGAACATCTATCCAGAAGCTCGTAATTATCAATTCTACTATCGCAAGTTTCAAAAAGAGCCTTATTTTGTTTGGGAAGGTTATCACTTTCAGCAACTCGTATGATTACCGCAAGAGTTGTAAAAAACAACCCTTGCTACGATACAAAATCCACCGTTTTTTTACTTTTTCTACTCATATACCAAATCCGTTAGCCACCATTTAAGATGACGTTGCTTTGATAATATCACGTTCTTTAGTCATTTCAAAAGCATAGTGCCAGCTTTCATTTGTACCACAAGTCACAGCATAGCTAATACCGCTTTCTCGAACATTTATTCCAGTAACAAGTCTTTCAGCCTGTTCAGGGTCAGTTCGTAAATATACGCTATCACCAATATCAAAGTGAAGAACGTGCTTTTCAAAAACGGTGGCTAACACTGTATAACCGTCAGGCTTAGTGTTTTGCTCTTTTGAAACTTTAGTCTTAGTTACTTTCTTTTCGCTCATTTAATAATGTTTTTGTGTTCAGTCGCCCGAACGGTTATACTCGTACGTTGTTGTAGGCAATTTAATTGCTCGGCTTTTGGCATATATCTTCGCCACACCACTCAGAGCAACGCTTAATTCCTTTTGCATAGTTTTCACCTAAGCAATTAAACTGTTCGCTTTGCCCAACAACTACGGGTATAGATAATTTTTTAACTACAGGTTTTTAGTTCGGTTAATTTTTTCCTTTAAGGCATATAGATAAATCGATGTGTATGCAATTGCTACAGCTAATGATATTATTCCAAAAGCAATTGCCTTAGCTTTTGTTTCTTCAGAATAGTTTAGGTCAACATTTTGAATATTAATAATAGCCACTAACCAAAAGACAATAACATAGCACCATCCAATTATTAAGAATAATGTCCCAAATAAAAAATCGGTTGTAATTTTAAATGTTGCCATAGTGTTTGATATTTACAGTTTTAGTTTACTAATTATTTCAGCGAGTACATCTACTACAATAGAGTTACCAGCTTGTTTATACATTTGAGTATCTGAGCAAGGCATTTTAAAGCTATCCGGAAACCCCATAAGACGAAAACACTCTCTTGGTGTTAACCTTCGGATTTTGTAATCAGATAATAAAACATTAACCTTATTTTCTGTTCTTCCTGCCGGTATGCATCCCATGTGTCCGTTTTCAAAATAGGCTCTATCTTGTTGCGATTTATAACCTTTACCTGATTGATCCCATTGAATATAATTCTTGGTAACTACCACATTATCTTTTTGTACGGTTGTTAAGGTATTAGAAGTACCATTAAGATTTAGTTCTAGGCGTTGTTCTGTAGGTAAACCTGTTTCTCTACTTGTAGGATTTTCTGGATTACGACCTCTAAGCACACCAATCATTACACCTTGATTACAAGCTGTGTCTAAAGTTTGAGCTACTTCTTTTCCTACTCGTCCTCTACGAGTCTGGCTATTAGGCTGGCTAAGGTTTATACTATCTCCTTCTTGTGCAACTTCAAAGCCTTTTTTTGTTGCGGATTTTATTTTTACCGTATCCCAATTATGCTTATCTGTAAATGTGCCTTGACCTCCAGAACGTATAGTATTGGCAATGTCTTTGCCTTGAAAATTGGTTACAGATATAGCGTTCATCCCTTTATATGTACCACAAGCGTTACCAGGTGTTTGTAATGTGTTGGCTATTTCTGGATCTACTTTTGATTTTTGCAGATTATTTTCATTCTGTATTATTGATTTTATTGCGCTATCACTCAAAAAATACTTGTTATCTACTTCAGCTTCGAGAACATCTTTTAAACGTTTGTCTAAAAAGTAGGGTTTTGGCCATGTAAAGGTATTATCTGCATCATCCCTTACACCAACTATAAACACGCGCTCTCTGTTTTGTGGCACTTTATAGTCTTTGGCATTAAGTACCTTCCAATATATATGGTATGGTACGCTATCTTCGTGCGGAAAGAATATAGGATTGCCATTTACGGATTTACCTCCTAAAAGAGTTAACCACTTTGTAAAGGTTTGGCCCAGATCGTCTTTTGCTGTTTTTTTGTCGTCGCTTAGTAAGCCTTTTACATTCTCGAAAATAAAGTAGCGAGGTTTGTTTTTTTGTATAAACTCGTGGCTATTGTAGAATAGTATTCCTCTTTTATCTGCTTCGCCTTCACGTTTTCCGGCTAAACTAAACGCTTGGCAAGGAGGAGAAGTCATGTAAATATCCAGGCTTTTTTTTGGTATATCTCTGTTGTAAACATTTTCTGGATAATAGTCTGGCTCTCCGTAATTAGCTATATAGGTTTGACGAGCGTATTTATCCATATCACAAGCAAATACGGTTTTGTGCTTAATGTCTAACTGCATTAATGCTTGTCTAAATGCGCCTACTCCGCTAAAATCTGAGCCTACTTTTATCATTTTAGTTACAGGTTTTTAGTTCGGTTAATTTTTTCCTTTAAGGCATGTAGATAAATCGATGTGTATGCAATTGCTACAGCTAATGATATTATTCCAAAAGCAATTGCCTTAGCTTTTGTTTCTTCAGAATAGTTTAGGTCAACATTTTGAATATTAATAATAGCCACTAACCAA